CCTCAATCGAGTATTGAATTACTTTCTTTGTGGAAGAGAGACAACCGCCCGCCGAAGCTTTCGTTGTCCGTCCTAAGGGCCTCCAAGCCCGGTTTGACTGGTTTTCCTTCCAGAATTAGGTTATTTCCGGTTATTGATTTTCCTTTCAGAGCCACTTACCCGGTGGAGGGGATTCCGTTGGTCGGTGCCTAGATTGAGTTGATGGTGATTAGACCGTTGAGCGTGGAAGCACCAGCTGCATAGTCAAGAGTGACTTGCAAGGCAACCGTGGTTGTGCCGTTACTGGCCACAAACCATGACCCTGATTGTGAAACATCCGCCACACCAGCTGCCTGGGTGGTGAGGATTGAGGGGGCCATGGATGCGCCATTAACTAGGAGAGAGAGAATTTCGGCTGTCAAAGCTGCTGCCGAATTGTGCTCCACAACTGTGCCTGTGATAAGATAGTTGCCAACGGGGAGGGTGATAACACCTGCGGTGTTAACAGCTCATAGGCCGTTGGTAACCACAGTGGCTAATGCCATGGTGGTGGCTACAGTGGTGGCTCCAGCCGGTTCACTTGCACCGGTACTGCCAAAGACAGCAGACCGGAAGTTAACCGGGGCTTGGGTTGTGGTTTCAAGAACTGGGACCATGAGCTCCACAGAGTACTTGATTCGCAACTCACCAATAACATTGTTGTTGGTGTTGCCTGAAGTGCTGGCATAAAGGGTGCCGACATCATATGTCTTAATGTCGGTGCCTCCAGGTAATGGACCTGGTCTGACGTAAAAGCCGTCAACTAATCGTCGCAAAAGCGCCTGGTTGAGTTTTAGGCAAACATCCTCATAGGGCATTGCATCCTCATGAGGGAAAGTGTCCTCAACCTGAATTTTGGACAAAGGGGCAGGGTCAGAAGCATCCGTGTCAAAGGAAAGGATGACTTTACCAGATTGACCGTTGGTCGCGAAAGCACTAACCTGTGGCTTGTAATAGAATTCTAAAGAAAGGAATCTATACTTTTCAAACAATTGAGCCTGTTTGGAAAGCCAAGGGAAAGTGCCTACTTGACCAGGGTTCAAGGGGAAAGCAGTAGTGGCAAAAGCAGTAGAACCATTCAGGTCCTGTATGTACTCATCTTGCGTCACTATATTACGCATATTCATGCGAGTTGCTCGCCCTGAGGTGAAGTTAACTTTTCCAGAGGAGATAGACATGTTGGTCATGCTCTGAACAAGTCGCTTTCTGCGGGGTTTATTCCTAGGTTTACGCGCAGGAGGAGCGGAATTTGACTTCTGCTGCGGTTTGGGGGTTTGTTGTTTTCTTTGTTGGGCGCTCATAGCGCTACGTTGGGCTAATGTGGACATTTAAATTTCCCTCAGGGAACTCCAAATGGTCAGGTCGTTCATCCGTCCAGGTTTCCGGATCCCATGAGACGGATTCAACAGAAAATGGATGAACATCGAAGTTCCAATTCTTGAGATACTCCTCATTTTCAATCTGTGAAGTAACACTAACACCAAACGCGTGCGCAAATGATAGCCGGGCCTCCTGTGAGATAGGTTGCGGGTCATCCAAGTGCCTGAGTTCTCTTATGTACCGCCACCATTCGCCAGATGTCTGGTCGAATTTTGGGTCGGCACCTCGACTATTGCGGAGTAAGGCCTTCGCATACTCCTCTAGCACTGGAACACCTGAGTTGAGCACTAACTCGCATCGGGCTATTCCTGACAAGAACTCTAGTCGCGTCTTTGGCTTAATTCCAAACCAACGAACGCCGACTAAAGCGCCAGACATAACCTTAAACGGGTTGCGCACAAATTTCCATTTGGTGCCATCATAAATGGGCTTGGACTGGCACCACTCCACGTCGTTCATGGACCGAGCAATGTGTTCAATTTTCAACTCATGTCCGCATTGCAACATCATGGCGGGTAATTTTGCGACAATTAAATCCAAGTCGCAACTTTCTATTATCAGGAGACAGTCGTCTCCGTCATCCATGATGTCGAACCAAACATTGAGTTCCTCCATAGCACCACAAATCATTGC